CCTACATCAGCACTTTTCAACTGAAAAGTTCTTGTAAAGCACTTAACATCCCCTACAACGGCGAAATCCGCTGGCGTCCGCACAATTGCAGGGCATTCTGCAGGATTAATGAGCATTTCCGACAGAGATGATAAATACGAAGTGGTAGACTCGAAAGGTTGTTTATTACTACGAGCTTTTCCTTTGTTCAACTGCGCCGTTTTTGCTTTCGGGACGGCACTGCCCTTGCGCGATGAAATAGACATCTTTTGCGGCTTTCCCCCTCGCGGTTAGACATTGAAGTTACCCCCACAGTAATCTGTGAGAGATAACCTCTCCCACAGAGCACCATGGTGAACTCCAAATGTCCTTCCGCAATCTCGAACTATCTGCCGGAGCACAGACAGATCCTCCAGAGACCACCCGTACCGATGAGCAATGACTTTTTCGGCTTGAGAACAGAACGCCGCATTTCCTTGGATAGACAAGAAATCACTGTCCTCAACATAAAGGATGTTTTGCCAACTTTTAGAGGGCACAGCTTTCCCTTTCCCTTTCCAGACATCGATCCAGTCTGAGAGAAGGGGAGGAACAACTGCACTCTTAAAAGAAGTCGCCACACCCACCAATTGGTCATTAATCATGCCAGGTGTCACCTTCAAACCATTTGTATCACAAATAATTTTACCCGCTTTCACTAATCTGGAGGGTAAGGGCACCCAGATTAGTGGAACGTTATTGCGCGATGATTCACTACCACCGATGGAAGGGTTCGATATCCAAATACCTTTCAAAAATTCCACACCTTCACCAATATTACCTAACTCGGGAGCAGTTGTGACTGTCATCTCCAACCCGTAAGCTTTACCTACTTCAATAGATAAACGCGTGTACTCATCAGATGTCAGAGTACGGTTAAGTAATCTTTGGAGATTGATCCTATGACGTGCGCGCTCACAGGTATAAATTGCCATCCCCAATGTATTGATAAAAAGAGTGAATGGTGAACCAGAAGGGTTCGCCATGTTGTTTTGAAAGTACTTGAAACCTCTGCCGGATCTCTTTCCACGATGTACCTTTTTCAAAGTTTCAAGAATAGGTCGCTCGAAACGTTGCATAGATCTCCATTGACACTCAGCAAAGAACTCTCTCTGAGTAGAATCATACGAACTCGCATCTGCGGCTCCTAATTCATCCGAATTATCGTCACCACAAATGAAAGCAAAGAACTCTCCCTTTTCCCCTAAGTGATTAGGAAGATTTGAGATCGCATGACTCCACGCCTCAGAAAGTTGCTTTTGCGTCATACCGGAGGCCCAGTAAACACGAAAAGGTATTGAAGAATCAGGTCGCCAACTCCAATATTTGTCAGATTTGATAGCTGCTAGCTGTTTCTCGAGCGAAAGGACAGTACACAACCAAAACCAAGAGACGGGAAACTTAATAGATCTAGGTTTCGCCTTCATAACGAGTTCGTCTCCTTTAGTGAAAACCTTCACTTTGATTTCGATTAACTTGGCGTGGGTCAAGTCAGTACCTCTTTTCAAGTGCTCAGAGCTACGGCCAAATGACAAGAATTCTATTTCGCAGCCATAAATGTCGCTCAACATCTTACTCATTCTCTGTTTAGATAATGAGTTGCCAATCTCCCTGATCCGCTCTCGCAGTTCCTTCTCCGTTTCGCCAAACATATTTAGAGTTAAATTAGTATCAAAATGTGGTAACTCAATATGTTTAGTTTCAACCGGTTCTGGTTCTTTGAGATGTTCAGCAAAAGAACTGAGATCGACTTGACGTGTTGCTCCAGTTATGACCTTGTTTCGAAGTCTCTCCGTCAAAGTACTGATAAATGATGTAGGAGCGGGTGAATAACCAAGTTTTCCAAAAGCTTGTCCGAAAACCACTTTACGAGTGTTACTCACCTTCCATTCATCCAACTCCAAAACGTAATCGGGCAATTCGCTTCGGAGCACGTTATAATTCATAACGACTTTACCATTACTTATGACGTAATCAACCGCATCATTAACAACGTATCCTTTGTTAAAACACAGTTGATCGCCACTTTCCTTTTCAAGAGTGAGATGAGCTTCCAACAAAGTCTCATCCACCCGGCTCAAATCTGCTGAGACAGGCATCTCAGGATTCACAATGTTCTCA